TTTTAGAATTCTATATTGTGTAGAACTGGAAAGACCAGAAACTGCAGAAGTTTGGAATGTATAATTGATTAAATCACCATCATTAAATCCATGATTATTAGATTTAATAATATTTGTGATTGTAGATATACCAACTGGATGAACTCTGAGTTTTCTATTGGTAAAACCAGAACCAGGATTTAAAACTTTAATTTCAGAAACAACATTTTGCTCATCAAATGTTCTAAACTTATGAATACCACCGGTGTTAACAGTAGTAAAACCAACTGTATTAATACCTGCAGAATAATCAGCTAGATTTTTGTATAAGTAAATGGATTTTGTATTAATAATTTGTGGATAATAAATTCCACCATTCACCAAATTATCATTTTGATTTGTATTTGATCCACCAAAAGAACCAATACCAAGAGGTAGGTTACCACTAGAACTATAAACAATTCTTTGACCATCAACTAGGTTGTGGAAGTTTTCAAACGTTAGAGCATCGTTAACAATATCAATACCACCAGTTGCTGCAACACCAACTCTAGATGCGTTAAAAGGCATCTCTCTGAACTGTTTAGAAACAACTGCTTCTAAAACAGCATCTTTACCATTACCACCTTCTATAGTTGTTGATAGAACTCTATTAATACTAAAATCTTGTGGATCAACAACAACTTCTTTAACGGTGCCAGTAACAACTGTTTGTGCTCTTGCAGTTGTTCCTGTCGAAATAACAGGATCAGAAATTTCAAGTTGTGGTGGATTTAGAACATCATAATCTGCTCCACCATTCAAAACTTTAATATTATCTAATGGACCATAGTAAACCCTATCATCAGATTTATAGTTTTGAATTTCAACACCATTAATCATTAAACCAACAGGTCCAGGTTCTGTTGGTGTATTCTTTCCAGACTTAATATCAGGAACTAATGGGAAGTTTACTAATGATTTCTTTGCTTTTAAATTTTTATTATGATGTTGTTTTAAAGTAAATGTATGATTTGTTGTAGTATTAAATGCAGTATCTTGCAGTCCTACATGTTGACTCGTTCCAATGAATGAACGTGCATTGTATAATTTAATTCTATTTGTTCTAACAGGATTTGTATCTCTTATAACTTCAACATAGTAGACTCTACCAAATTCTAATCCAACAATTTTATCACCATCACCAGTATAAATTACTTCATCTCCCGTCATGAATGGAACATCATTGGCAAATGATAGTGTGGAATATGTTCCAAGAGTTGGGAAAAATCCTTGGTAAATATTATTTAAATTTGTTGTTGGTGTAATGGTAATTGTTGCTTCCGAAATTTCTTTCGTTATGTCATAATCTGGAAGTGAGTTTGATGCAACATACATCCCACTAGGTTTTTCACTATAAGTATTTTGAACATTGGATAAAATCTTATCGGATTCTAGTTGAATACCAGATGAAGTAGTATAATCAAACCTCTTACGTATGCTTAAATCTCTATTGGATGCAACGTTAATTGACTGATTTATCTGAACTTCCTTTCCATTTACAGAGGTAACAACTGCATTAGATACTACGATATTTTCAGCATTTCTATCTAAAATATCTACAGAATCATTTTTCTTAAGACTTGATTTATCTGCCGTTTCAAATAAAGTTACTGTATTATTTGAGAAACTTTCGATTTCATATCTTGTTCTAGTATTGTAAATCCAGGTATTGAAAGCAAATTGCTTATAATTTTCGTCATTATTGACAATACTGTCACCCAAATTTTTGACACTAATTAAATCATCATTGAATAATAATGTATATTGATCTTTATCCTCAATATCTGACATTACGCCAGTAATTCTAAGATCTACTCTCTTTGATGTATCACCATCTTCATATCCATAAACAGTATCAGTTTGTGAATATGCAAGAGTTCCTGGTGTAATTGCAGAAGTAATTCCACTGCAACCAAAAAATTGATTGATACTCTTATCTGTATATTCTATCTTTTGATCATTAACATTTATAATACCCGTTTGACCAAAACCAATAGTGCTGTCTACGGTAACTACTGAAGATCCAATAGAAACATTATCAGAAATTAAACTATTGGGTGTAATATTAAATGTTCCTTCAATTAGACTTTTCTCATTGTATCCAGAGAAAAGTTGAATTTTATAGAACGTTTTTTTATTTCTGGTAATAATCTCAACTTCTGATACTGGACCAGTAGCAGTATCTCTATAATTGCTGATCATTTGACCAACAAGTTTATTTGGATCACCAGAAAGTTGCTCACCAACAAGAACTCTTCTTCTTATAAACTCTGCATAAGAAGGTTTTAGAAGGAAATCTTCTAAGTTAATAACTTTAGGAACTTCATTATATAAGATTGCAAATAGAATTCTAAAAGATTCTTCGGTTCCTTTACTTTGATATAGATTACGAATCTGCTTGATGAGATTGTTTACATCAAGAGAACTCTCAAAACTAACATCTTCAAATCCAGGTGCAAGAAGATATTTTAATTTTCTATAAAACTCTTTAAGAAATAAAGAACTTAAATTTTTAACCTGAGTTCCAGTGGTATGAGAATCTGCTGCTGAAGATTCAAATACTAATTCTTCAGCATCTAGACGATCCCTATACGAGGTAATTCCACTAAATCCACGAATACATCCAGTAAAACTATTTGTGGTTATTCCAGTATATGTAATAATCTCATCATTTAGTCTAAAGAGACCATAATCTTTAGGAAAACCACCTGTAGTTGTTACGTTAATTGTGGTATCGGTAGACGTAACATTGGAAGTTATTGAAGTATGATCAGTTAAAATTTCTGGTGTTAAATTATTAAGACTTAGATATTGATCTAAATTCTCGACAATATCAATTGCACCTCCCCTAAATTCCTGGGAAGTATAATACTGCTTGAGAAAGTCTACGACTTTAGGGCTTTCATTTAAAATGAATTCTGGTAATTGGCTATCAATGACTTGCTGTACTTTTACCCTAGCGTCAAAACCAGTAGTGATCATATTTCCTCTCTATTACCTTGTTATTTTTCCGTTTAAGTAACTTGATTTCACTGGGAAGTTCACTCCAGAAATTTGCTCTCCAGAGGCAATCGTATCCTTAACCATATTTATAGTGCTTTTCGAGACATCGAAGATGAGATATAAGTCCTTCAAACCGATAACATCATTTGAATCTGGGATTGCTTGAATCTCTACAACGTTCTCTGGAAGATCTGTTGAAGTAATATTAATTGTATTGACAATGATTTCACCTTTCTTATAATCAACTGTTCCAATTGATTTTTTAACAACTTCAAAAGTATCTGGATCTAGTGTTGGTTTAACAATTGAAAGGATACCAATATCACTATTTTCTACTGGAACATCTAAGAAATATACAGTTTCTGCCTCACCAGCAACTTTAAATCCAGTGCTCTTAATACTAGAACCATCTAGTTTTTTAAAGAACTTATTACCAAAGCAAATTTCATATTGAGCAAATGTATTAGTAATACAATTCATATTCCTTCTCATCTTCACTTTAGTAATATTGGAAGTAATGGAAGTATCTACATTATCAATGATTTGAAGAACTTTACTATATCTAAATCTTCCACCAAACTTATTCATATCAACAGTTTTGGAATGTTTGGTTAGAGATGCTATGATACTTGATCTTAATGATGCAATATCTGTAATCTTAGAAGAATCATAGAAGACATCACTCTCAAGTTCAACAAATAGTAGTTTGAGATCTGATAATTCTTGTTTGACACCAGATACAGTGTATTGCTTCAGATCATTTAAAATTTGTGTTTTTGCGAAGTCGGAGATAGCATAACCATTTTTTGGTTTGATACTAATAACAACCTTACCAAACTCTGGTGGATCTAACTCTTCACCACCAACAACAGCAACTGATTCGGTGCTTGGGAATACCTGTTGTATGATTGCCTCATAATCCTTCGCTGTAACGGCACGATACTGCGATGAATACACTCTAGGGGCAAAGTATTTAATTGAATCAATTGGTTCAATTGAACCGCCTCCTATTGCCTTCTGAGTGGTTGTTACTGATGGTGTTGAGATTGGTGAAACAGTAAGACCGTTACTATCCGTAGTTGTTCCAGAATACTTGAACAATGATGGTCCATTACCATTTTCACCATCAGTGACAATATAAGAAACTTGAATTACATCACCTGATGACAATTTCTTACCAATAATTCCATCACCGAAGAGAAGTTCATATTTTTCATCTGCAACTTCTTGAATTAGATAAATTTCAGATTCTTTATCAACAGTAATAATATTATCTACTTGCTTATACTCTTTTGTCCCAATTCTTACTTTAATAGTTGTTGTATCAATATTGGGATTATTTAAAATAAATCTTTGATCCTGAGAAGTATCTACAATAAACTCCTTTGTTAGATACGTTCCCTGACAAATTTCTAAATCAGTAAATGTTGCCTGATTATTAACAATATTGGCGCTCACATCGCCTGGAACAGAGAAAGTGTATGCACTGTTATTAACTGCTCCAACACACACTAA